CTTTAATTATTATAAGTGATGAGGTTGAACCAATCACCGAAACAATCTAACCCTTATGAAACCCTTGTTAAAGGGTTGATAAAGGGTTAAAATCAAAATCCCAAAAAACCCAACGGGATTTTTTGGTATACACTGGCATTCATTGGAATACACTTGTATAATTTGTATAATTTGGGTTAAGCCAAAGACCCACCTTTTTGATATTTAACACCTCGTTTGATAAGCCAACGATGAACTGCGGCACCATTACTGGGACTCTTGCCGATGTACCAGGAGCCATATTTGTTCTCACCTGATGTAATACAGGTTGCGTTTCCGCCTGAAACATCTAAAAATAATTGGAATGATATATTGAAATATGTGTAAATTGACTTGTCTTGAAATTGAATAAACATTTCTTTTGTCTCATCATTATACATTATCTTTTTAACATTTGATGAACGAAGGTTGTTTGCTCTCCATTTCTTTAATTGGTATTCAACATTTTTCTCTGTTAATTCAACACCAACTACCTCCTCAAAAAACTTAATCTTAAAATCATTTGATAGTTTTGGGTTTGATAATACCTCATCAATTTCCCATAATTCAATTTCCTCCATAATTAACTGAAAAATCTATTAGTGCCGCCACACCAACCTCCACCACCACAAGGACTTGTAGACCCATAAGGTTCAGTCCATACTGGTAGGTTTCCACTATTATTTCCCAAAGGTATGTAGACCCCATTAAAATACGCTTTGGCGGACTTTGGTAGGTTGTCTAATGCGTTTGGACTATCATACCAATGAAACACACCTGGATGGTCTAAAAGCCACTTGACCATTCGTCTCTTATAAAACTCTGCGATGTCTAAAATGTTAGAACGAAGATATTTAATCTCATCTAATTCTGACGCCTGTGAATATTCACTACTTTCTTTTGATATTGCCTTGTTGGTTGCCTTGTAATTCAAGAACGGAAACATCAAGTAAAAACTGAATTGAGCCACCATCGGTTGAACATAATTTCTTATGAACTTTTTTTCATCTTCTGTTAATGTTCCAAGAGCAATGGCGTCTTTTAACGCATCATAACCTGTCTCTCCGATTACTTCTTGAAGATATGTATCCTCAGCCTTGGTTATGTATGGGAGGATTTTTGTGTCGTCCACATTCTGCTCAATAGGAGTATTTTCTCTTAAATACTCTGTTGATATAAAATATACTTTTGGTGTAAAACTCATCTTATAATAATGGTGTTATTTCGTTATTAACATTTGATACAGGACTATTCGCAGTTGCGATAGGTTCTTCAATCAAGGTGTTAGATTTATCAGCAGTTGTATAGTCATTTAATACTATCTTTTCATTATATCCTATGGTTCTTAAAATACCATTTATACTTTCTTCAATTTGGTTTTGACGGATTGAAATGTAATAAGTTTGGAACTCTGCCATCAGTTCTTTTCTTTCGTCTGACGAACCCAATTTACCTGGTTGGAACGATACTAACTGAACAGGTGTTTCGTGAGCCTGGGTGATGTTCTTTTCAACCATATCTTGTAATAAAACAAATCGGTCATCACTATTGTTTAATTGGATAGGGATTAGTTCAGGTTTTTGGTCTCCACCATCACTATAAGTAATTAAGATTTTACCTGCTCCACCAGCACCTTTATAATTTCGTTGAAACTCTCTATACCACATATCCTGTTCTTCCTGTGTAGGAATACCTGTGGCAAAGTTTAATATGAATGATGGGGCAAATCCCTGACGAACTTGATTAAGATGGAATACACCTATTTGATAATCAAGGTCAATGTAATTTATTGTGGTTGAATAACCTGGTATTGGATACACATCAGTTAAACTCGGGTTTGGTTCAATATAATATAATAATTGACGACCTGTTCTATCTGTTGGGTCAAACTTTTTAATGTATTGTGGGTGGTATTCCTCTTTTTTCATATCACCCCAATTTTCACTATACCAATAGTAATCCGCTTCGTCCTCACTCTCCTTTAATCCAAGTCGTATGGTGTGTAAAGGGACATATTTAATATCAAATGACTGACCATCATTAGACCATAAAACCTCAATAGTAAATCCGTTATACAGTTCAAACGATTGACTGATATAAATCAACAATTTTTCAAGGTTATTCTTTCTTGTCCATTCTTTTAGTTTTGGGTCAAGAACAGGTTTGTATCCAAACCCTGAAGTCATCTTAACTTTCTTGTTGATAATTGCCTTGTGTAAAGGTGAACCAAAATTATTGTATAATTCTAACAATAATAATGGATATAAATTGTCCGCTCCAAAACTTAAGAAATGGTAATCCCCTTTTTTCTCAAACTTATATATTGGTGGTTGATATGCTTCGTTAAAACTAAATATTTTAACTGGCGATACTTTTTTAATTTCTGTGTTTTCTTCCATTTTTTAATTTAATCAAATATAAATACCTCTTGATGTGGAGCCGTGTAAACTGGTGGTTGAGTTGTCCCTGATGAATACAAATAACAAAACCCACTTTCAACGACATCATTTGTAGTTAATGCTGATGTTGATAATGTCCCTCCTGTTGTCTGCCACACCTTATAATCATAAGTCCCTTCAGGTAGATTGTAATCGGTTAAATTGATTTGGTAATAGTTATACCTCTCAACATTCAACGAAGTTTCACCAGTCAAGAATAAATAGGTCTCCGCTTGAAGAGCATTACTATAAAGTTCCAATATGTAATTGGTGATGTCCAACGGATAAGTTGTTTTTTCCGTTAGAGTAAATGGTGTTAAATCCATTTGGTAATTAGATATTGTAATCATACCATTAAATATATTTTTGATTTTTTTGTTTTTTATAGTGCTGGTATAATAAATAGTAGTATCTTTGTTGTATGAATAAGAAAGAATTAAAATGTGTTGATAGTTTTTACAAGTTTCAAGAATACGCAAGAGGCTTAAAGTATGGTAGTGATTGTGCTTACAGAGCATTACAGGTTCAAGGTAAAAAGAACTACGACATTAACTTTGGGACTATTTTAGTTCACGGACAATTAAAACACAAATCCAACACATCACATCATAGTATCGGTGGTGGATATTACTCACCTTACGCTTGGCACATATGGAATGAAACCGATGACGCCATATACGATAGTTGTGGAGCAATAAGTCGTTGGGGATATGATTTAACAAATGTTAATTCGGTTTTAGTTGTTGACGCTCCTAAATTAAAAACACTAAAACAATATGAGAAATGGTTAGAGATATACGCAAAAAGTTTAATTAGAAAAGGTAATCCTGCGGTTGTGTATATTCAAGGAATAGGAGCAGGTCTTGATGATTATGGAAACACAATACTTGTTGATGATGATTACTTCAATGAAATGTTAGATGAAATTGATGAAGATTATAATGTTTCAGGAAATACTGAAACAAATATCACAAAAGTTATGGCGTATTAAAAAAATAGTAGTATATTTGTATCATAATAAGAAAAATGGAAAATTACACATTAACCGAAGAGCAGTTTAATTATTACACAGAACTTGTTAAAGATTTGAGTGATTATGATGAAAATGAAGAAAAAAGTTTGGTAGATTAAATTATTTAGTCATACTATTGACTATTGGTATTCTACTACTATATTTATACTATAAGAAATTAAGAACAACAAAATGGAAAACAAACTAACAGTAAAAGAAATTACAATATTAAAAAATATGATACATAATCATATTACAATTCAACAAATGTCGGGAGTAAATCAAAATGAAATGTTAAATAACATAAGTGAAAAATTAAGTGATTTAATGATTAATCTTTAATAAAAAAGTTTGGTAGATTAAATTAAATACTTAACTTTGTAGGACAATATAAAAACAAGAAACCCCCAATCTTAATAGAGAGGGGGTTTTTTTATGAACAAAAGGTCATATGACCTTGAAGAAGGGAAAAGTTTAAGAAATGGTTATATCAGTCCCTAATAGGGTGCCGTCCATCAAATAAACACCATTAGCGGACTTCCAAGAGATAGTTTGGTTTAGACCATTCATATCCCCAAGTAATTGTCCCAAGTTCGCTTCACCAGCACTTGCTCTACCTGAACTATCAAGTCCGCAGTAGTAGAAGTCACCAGCATTTGATTTTATTACAGCGAAAAGAGGTGCTCTACCAATTTCCACCATTCTCTGTCTTACCGTTGCGTCAAGACCAAATAATTTCATAGAAAGTAAACTTTCATAGAATACAGTTCCATTCTCTCTGGAATAATTTCCAGTCTGAATTAAACCAGCAGTTTCAATGTCCTGCTCAAAAGAATAAACGGTTAAACCTGTTGTAGTAATACCTGTTATAACACCTGTAGCATCAAAAGACGCAGCAACATTATCAACATATTCACCCAACCAGATTTTTTCAACACCACCTATGCTTGAACAACCTAATACATATCCACCATTTAGATTACAAGAAAAACTCATATTGTTATATTTTTAATTTTTTTTTATTTGTTTATGTTTTTTATTAAAAGGGGGTTTGGTTATTCCCCCTTTTTAATTATATTTGTAGTGTAATTATGACTACACCAACTTGAAGTATGATACATACTCCCAAAAAGCAGCGTTCACGCCCATTTTCCATTTAGCGACCATGCGCACTTCTTGGAAATCTTGCGAAAAGAACAACTCAAAGTTCTCGTAATCGTTCAACATATCCACACCGTAGTAAAGGTTAGATTTTGTTGATAAGAACATTCTGTTAGTTCCGTTTAATCCTTTCAACGCAATTACACGGATATTTTGTCCAGGAATTATTTGTGAAAAGTTTTCGCCTTGGTCTTGTTGCCCATTATAATGGAATAAATTTGCGTTTCGTAAAGCGATTTGATATGTGCGGTATGTATCATAACCAACATAAAGGTATAAATCGTCCATATTTATAATGTTTACATCTATACTTTCAGACATATCGTCAATTAAACCGATGATATTACTCGCTGTGATTGCTGATGCTGATGATGTATTACCGTTGATTACTGAACCTGAATAAGTCGTATCAGCCAAAGTGATATAACCATCACATAATGATGTTTGACCTGTTAATGATGTATCACCTTGCCAAATCAAAGTATCAATTAAAGAACTGATGTTCGCAATTTTATCCAATACATATGTCTGCTCAAATGGGATTTGAGTGTTGTATGAACCAGGGTTCATCATATATTGAGTGTAATAACCCTCTAATGTATCCAAACAGATACTTTCGTTTACTTTTAACGGACAAACACTTAATGGTTGTTGTGTTAAAATTGTTTCACCTGCGTTTGTAAATCCACAACCACCTGCTTGTGCTACTAATTCTGATGATAAGATGTTGATTGACGCACTTGATTTAATATCTGGTTGTATCGTTAAAAAGTTCGCTGAACGACCTTCTAATACAAACTTACGGATAAGTGCCATTTTTTCTTGGTCTACATATGCTTGTAAACCTGCTACATTTAATGCCATTGTTTTATTTTAATTTAATTTTTAATTTTATCTCTTTGAGAGAAAGTTTAGTTTATCTTCTTTAGAAGACACTTTAGAAAAGTGTTTTTCTGTGATGCTTACTGCTGATGGTTCAACAGAAAACTTATTAACTTTTTCAGTTAATGATTTGTTTTCATCTTTGATAGATGATAATGATTTCTTTAATTCATCAATAACAGAGGTCATTTTAGATACTGCTGCGAACATTTCACCCATCTGTTTTTTTAATTCATCTGTTTCAGTTGTTGCGTCAGTTTCTTCAGTTTCCATCTCGTTGATAAATCCTTCAGCGTCCACATAAATAGTTAGACCACCTTCCAAAGAATGTCTCCCCTCTGGTGCCTTTTCTGTGAACTCACCAGCGGCGTCTTTTATCAAGACCATATCACCGATTGATAATGCTTCACCTTTAGATAAGATTTTTACTTCAGTTCCATCTATAAGTTTCGCTGAAATCTCATTCGTATACTCTGCGTATTGTTCTACAGGAACTCCTGAAGTATCCAATACATCTCCAATAGTTTCCATAGTTTCTGATGCTGTTGTGTCGTTTATTTCTTTGATTTCATCACCCAAAACTGCGATTGATTTTCCATTGTCTAAAGTATAGTTCCCATCAGGTAAAGATGCTTCAACTCCTTGAAGGACTTGAACCACTTTTTCCCCAACGGCAAGGTCGTTAAGACAACGAATTATTTCACCAGTTGCTGCTGTGTAATCTGTCGCAAACTTTTGTTGTGCGAACCATTCATTGATTTTTGTAATTAGATTTGATTTACTCATATCATACATAGTTATTAAAGTTTATTTTTTGTTTAATCCGTTATTTTTTTGGATTTATTTCGTCAGTAAAGGAGACGA